AATAAAAAGTTACTGCTAATTAAAATATAAATCATACCAATAGTAAAATATATTGCTACATTGTCTAAGTATTCTTTGAATAGTTTCATTAGTTATGTATTTTATTAATTAACATTACATTAGCTTCAGTTACATCTTTAGCAATAATGAACATATCTTCTTCATTATCAAGATGCACACCGTGTTTAGCATCTGGCTCAGCTGTCATATAAGTAGTGGATATTATCGCATAAGCCACATTATCTTTTAAATTAGAATATGAGTGTGTTGTTTTAATCACTTTAAATTCTTTCATGTTAATCTCCCATGTATTCTATATACTGCCTTATAATAAGTGAAAGGAAAAAAGAATAAGAGAGGGAGCCAATGAAGGCCCCCACTCTTTGAGATGTCCTACGATTAGAACCCTTCTTCAGCTGCCAAGTCATTCATAGCTTGGTCAAGCTCAGAGTTCTCAAGGTTGCCTACTGTCTTTTCGTCGGCTAAATATCTAAAGCCTGAACCAGAATGCTGAACTAGGTGGTACTCTGAACCTTCATGTGTAATGGTTGAGTCAGAGACCTGTGCTTCGATAGGAACTATTTTCTTACCTTCATCGGTATTTACTGGTACTACTACTTGTATCGTTTTCATGATTGATACTCTCCTTTGTGGTTAACTAGAAATCGGATTTTCATAATCCGCCAGAAAGGTTTACGAGCTAAGTATATGTCTATTTCAAAATCCTACAATTTTTTCTTAAAAGAACTTGGTCAAATAAACCTTTTGCATAGCTTGACATATAGTTTAAATTCAAGGGTGGTAGGGTTAGGGATTATTAAATAATAATGTGTAAAATTTATGGCGAAAGAATTAAAAGAGCTGTCTAAGCTCCCGGTTGAGCATCAAAGTCAGATACTTCAGGCTCTTTGTAAGAATTACCAAGCTATAGAAATAGATGATAAAGTGTTCTTAATTCCAGAAGAAGTAAACGAGTTAATAGATAACTTAGTAATGCAGTTAAGCGATTTATACGCATTAAGAGAAAGAGATAGAGTTGGAAAAGAGGAAAATTAAAAATATAACTCACTATGTGTATGATGACATAGATGAGTTCAGAGAGCATCATCCTAATACAGTAGTCCATCCAGACTGGAAAATTGCTGATGAAGGTGATTGGGTATATAGTGATGACGATAGGATTATTCAGCTATTGAAAGTAGCGAAGCAGGTAAACCATCCTAATGACAGGAAAAATTACAAGTTTGCTAAAGGTTGGGTAAGGACTGTAGTGGGTAGTTTCATTAATAGACCTAATACTAAAATGGATACTGACTTCAGTGCTCATAGTAATAGGTACACTTTTAGCAAAACTATAAAAAACGCAAGTCAGAGAGTGACTGAAAGAACTAAAATAACTAACAAAGAAAAGCATTTTGCTACTAATGTTGTAGTTGGGATGGGTGCAGTAGAAGCTTACAAAAATGCATATAAAGAAATGTCAGACCAAAAAGCAAGTAAAAAAGCAACAATACTATTAAAACAGGAGAGAGTAATGAAAGAGATAGAAAAGTCTGTATTAGACGTAGCTAAAGAAATGGGGGTTGACCATAAGTACGTCTTAAACAAATTGAAGAATCTTGCTGATTACAGCGAAGATGACAATATCATTTTACAATCTACAAAAGAGCTAGGTAAGATTGTAGGTACATCTGGTAATGTAATCAAGCAGAGAGAGACAGGCCTTCTTGGGGTATTTCAGGGATTTTCACAAGAAGAGCTGGAAGGGGCCTCAAGAGAACAAAAAAAATTAAATGGAGATACCACTAATGAGATGCCCTAAATGTAATTCATTAAATACGAAAAAAAACGGAATCAGAGTTTTACGAAGTGGAAATAGGTCACAAGAATTCAAATGCTCTAATTGTGAAAGGTATTTTACTATACAAATAAATGTTTCAGATTCGCAAGAATTAAAACATGTTGAGCCGGGTGATATATTAGAAGTAGATGGAGGAAAAGAGATAAGAATACATGGTCTTACTGATGTGCATGTTGGGGCAGTGGAACATGACTTTAAAAAGTTTGAAGAAGCCGTTAAAGTTATAGAGAAAGATGATGATGCTAAATGGTTTGGTAATGGTGATTTATTAGAGCTAATCCCACCTCATTATAAAATAAATCAAAGAGGTCAGGATATTTCTCCTGAAGACCAATACTTAGAGTTTATAAGATTAGTGGATACCATTAAAGATAAGTGTTTATTTATTAGAGGTGGTAACCATGATTATATACGTTCTTTTAATATATTAGATTTCGATGTATGTAAAGTATTAGCAAAAGAATTAGGAGTCCCATATTATAGAATGCCCGGTTATACAAAAATAACAGTAAGTGGAAAAAATTATAATCTTGTTTCAGGTCATGGGAAATCAGGTGGTAAGAATGGGGATTTAGAATTAGATAGAATGGCAGCTGTATATAGTGAAGGAGATGTATTCTTCTTAGGTCATAATCATCAACTATATGTAAAACCTATGGATAGTCTAGTGATAGGCGATGACAATACAGAGGAGTTAAGACGTAGATGGTATATAAGAGGAGGTTCGTTTCTTAGATATGCAGATTATGCTAGATATTCTTTTTATCCTATTGTAAGAACTGGTTGGACTACTATAGAATTTAAACAGGAGGGTATTCACTGTTGGGAAAATTAGATAAATTCATATATAATGCTAAGCTAGATAGAGTCGTAGATGGAGACACCTGCGATGCTTTGATAGATTTAGGATTCAATACTTTTGTAAAGAAGCGCATAAGGTTTGTAGGTGTTGATACTTGGGAATCAAGAACAAGGAATAAAGAAGAAAAAGTAAAAGGGCTGGAAGCTAAAGCATATACTAAAGACAAACTTATGAATTCAGATGATGGGAAATTCACTTTAAAGTCTTATGGAACTGGTAAGTATGGAAGAGTTCTTGGTGAGATATTCATCAAAGGAGAAGAAAGCAGCCTGAATGATTTATTAAAAATCAATGGGCATGCTTATGAGTATCATGGAGAGAAGAAGAAGGAATTTAAAAAATGAAGAAAAAAAAGACATATAGTAAGCATGACTTAAGAAGAAGTATAGAAGATATAGAAAAAGCTGTGTATTTTATGTCCGAAAGAATGAGAAGATTTGAAGTTGTATTCAATGATTATGTTGAAATGCAAAAAAATGAAGATAAATTTAAAGAGTTTTTAGATGGCAAATATAAACAGCCAGAACATAACGAAAGCTGAAGAAGCTCTCCAACTAGCTCACAAAGACCTTATATCATTTGGGAAGTTATTCCTACCAGATGACTTCATGCGCAGTGAAACTCCTTTTTTCCACTATGAAATGTCTGACGCAATAGACGACAGAAATGTAAAGCAGCTTGCAATTATTATACCTCGTGGTCATGGAAAGACTGTCTTAACAAAAGCATCAATTATAAAGGATTTTGTCTTCTGTCAAGATAAAAGTAATTTTTTATTTTATGCTTGGGTTTCTGCTACACAAAAGCTTAGTGTTGGCAACATGGATTATATCAAACATCATTTAGAAAACAATGATAGGATAAAATATTATTTTGGCAATCTAAAAGGCAAAAAATGGACAGAAGAAGATATTGAGTTATCAAACGGGTGCAAACTCATTTCCAAGAGTAATGTCGCTGGGATACGGGGAGGAGCAAAGCTCCACAAAAGATATGACCTCATCGTACTTGATGATTTTGAACATGAAGCAAATACCATCACACCAGAGGCAAGAGATAAGAACGCAAATCTGGTTACCGCTGTGGTATATCCTGCTCTTGAGCCCCACACTGGTAGGCTACGTGTTAATGGTACTCCTGTACATTATGATTCTTTTATTAATAATCTTCTTACAAATCATGCAAAAGCTAAAGAAGATAAAAAGAAATTTGCTTGGAGAGTGATTACATATAAAGCTATCACAGATGATGGGGCCCCTCTTTGGGAATCATTTTTCAATAGAAAAAAATTAGAGGAAAAAAAGAAGTTTTATTCTGACTCAGGGCAACCACAGAAATTCTTTCAAGAATATATGATGGAAGTAATGAGTGAAGAAGATGCGGTGTGGACAAGAAAGCATATTAAATACTGGGATGGATACTTTAAAAATGAAAATGATATGAATTATTTAATAATTAATGGTGACGAAATGCCGGTTAATGTATTTATAGGATGTGACCCAGCTACAGATATTGATACTAAACATTCTGACTTTAGTGTAATAATGGTAGTCGCTGTTGATATAAATAATAATGCATATGTTTTAGAATATGAAAGACACAGAAGCATACCTACTATTGGAAGTAAAGACCCGTCCACCGGAGATATAGTTGGGAAGAAAGGAGTAGTGGATTATATAATAGAACTCCATGAAAAATATAACTGCACTTCATCAACTGTAGAAGATGTAGCTATGAATAGAAGTATATTCCAAGCATTAAATGAAGAAAGAAGACTTAAAAACAAATACCATATTTCAGTCATTCCAGAAAAACCGGGAGGTCAACAGAAGAGAAATCGAATATATAGTGGACTTTCAGCCCGATTTAGCATGGGAACGGTACATATTCGGAAAAATATGTTTGATTTAATCAACGAAATTGTTACTTTCGGCCCCAAAATGAGCCACGATGACACAATAGAGAGCCTTTATTACGCATTAATTCACGCTTTTCCGCCAAATTTTAGTAAAAATAAAGAGAAAAAGTGGTTTAAGACTATAAAAAAAGCAAAAAATTGGGTAGTAGCATAAATGGCAAGTAAAAGTACACACAAAATTCAGAATCCCAAAAGTATGGGCAAGTCATCACTTCAAACAAGAGCTAAAATTGGTTCTAGTCAGGTAGATGTTGGAGGCCCAAAACATTCATATTGGCAATCATTTATGCCTAAAGTCAAACCGTTTGTGCCAAGAAAGCTAAATGTACTTTATTCTCAAAGGAAAAAGTAATGCCTAGATTCGGTAGACGCTCTAAAAAAAGATTGAAAGGAGTTAATGTTAAGTTGGTAAATGTCCTTAATGAGCTTATTAAGATTATGGATGTTACCATTATTGAAGGTCTTCGGAGTAAGGAGCGGCAGGAGCAATTGTTAGCAGAAGGGAAAACTAAAACTAGATATTCCAAGCACATAGAAGGAAAAGCTGTTGACCTCGCTCCTTACCCGATTGACTGGAATGATAGAGAAAGATTTCATTATATGGGTGGTATGATTCGTGGTATAGGAAAACAAATGAATGTTAATATCCGCTGGGGTGGAGACTGGGACTCTGATGGAGAGATAGCAGATAATAACTTTGATGACTTAGTTCATGTAGAGATTAGAGATTAATGGCAAGGCAGTCAAAAAAATTAGTAGATAATATTGTCGACCTTTTCAGGAAGTCAAATTCAACAGAAAGACAAAAATGGCAAACTGATTCTCAAAAGAGTTATGAGTTCTTTTTAGGTGAGCAGTTAACTGCTAGCGAAAAAGAAGACTTACAATCTGGTGGTATGCCAGATTTTGTTATTAATAGAATAACTCCCGTTATTGAAATGATGAAGTTCTTTGCCACAGCTAACAATCCAAAATGGCAGGCAGTCGGAGCTGAAGGAAGTGATTCAGATGTGGCCGCTCTTCATTCTGATATTGCTGATTATTGCTGGTATAATTCAAATGGGAATAGCATCTATTCAAGCGTAATACAGGATGCTCTTGTAAAAGGGATAGGGTATATGCAAGTAGATGTTGACCCTGACCAAGACAGGGGTATGGGAGAAGTTGTATTTAATTCAGTAAACCCATTCGATGTTTATGTTGACCCAACGTCAAGGGACTTTTTATTTAGGGATGCTAGTTATATAATTGTTAAAAAAGACATGCCTAAAGAACAATTAATGAGATTGTTTCCAGATGATAAAAGAAAAATTAAAAAAGCAAATCCCAGCAATCTTTCAAATAATGATTATAGTCAGAGGGATGTGATTGATAGTGAAATAATATTTAATGCAGATGTCAGAAGTTCAGCTTATACTAAAGATGGTGATGATGATGAAATTATAGATTACTACGAATCATATTTTAAAGAAAAAATTGCTTATATGAATCTATTTGTAAATATGCCTCCTTCCCCACAAGAGATGCAAGAAATACAAAAACAAGTAGAAGAAACTTTATCAAGTCTTAAAAAAGAGATGGCAGTTCAGTTAGAAGAACAAAGACTTCAGTTATCTGAAGCTGTGCAGAAAGGTGAAATGATAGAAGAAAGAGCTCTTCTTGAAATAGAAAAAGCTCAAAAATCTATGAATGATGAAATAGAGCAAAGAAAGATTGTTTTATTAAGTCAGATGGAAGAATCAAGGACAAGAGTTGAGAATAGAGTTGTAACAGAATTTGAATACAACTTAATGAAAGAAGATGAAAACTTAATAGTTAATATTGTTGATGCAGTAAAATTTTATGAAAATAGAATTAAGCTTTGTATAGTTGTTGGTGATAAGCTTTTATACGAAAGTATTCTACAAGTTAAAGAGTACCCAATAGTTCCATTTGTTTATCAACATACAGGAACCCCATATGCATTAGGGGCTGTATCTCCATTAGTGGGTAAGCAAAGAGAATTAAATAAAGCTCACCAGATTATGATTCATAATGCAAACTTAGCATCTAATTTAAGATGGATGTATGAAGAAGGTTCTGTTCCTGAAGAAGAATGGGAGAAATACTCATCATCGCCCGGTGCTTTATTAAAGTACAGACAAGGTTTTGCACCACCACAACCTGTTCAACCATTACCATTAAATTCAGCTTTTTATGGCATTACTGAGAATGCTAAAAGAGATATGGAATATACTTCAGGTATATATTCTTCTATGCAGGGAGATACTGGCTCTTCACCTGAAACATATCGTGGATTACTAGCTATGGATGAATACGGGACAAGAAGAATTAAAGCTTGGATGCAGAATATTATAGAACCTTCACTTGAACATTTAGGAAAGATTTTTAAAGATTTTGCGCAAGATACATATCAAGCTCATAAAGTATTTAGAATTGTACAACCAAACAATATAAATGAAGAAAAATCAGTGGAAATTAATGTACCTATATTTAATGATTTTGGAGAATCTATAGAGAAGTGGAATGATTATTCAACATCAAATTTTGATATAAGAATTGTTGGTGGCTCTACTTTACCATTAAATAGGTGGGCATTATTAGAAGAATATTTTAAGTGGTTCCAATCTGGATTAATTGATGATATAGCTATGATAGCTGAAACAGATATTAGAAATAAAGAATCAATTATTAAAAGAAAGAGTGTATATATGCAACTCAGAAATCAAATCGAAGAACTTGGTGGTATAGTTACTGATAGAGAAGGTACTATTGAAACTCTCGAAAGACAACTTGTACAGTCTGGAATAAAAGGTAAAGTACAAGATGCTGATATGAAGATACAAAAAGATTTACTTGAAACCGAAGCTGCACAAAGTATGCTGAGGAATAAACTAAAAAGTGATACAACTACAAAAATAAAAGAACTAGGTTTGGCAGTTGCTGACGCTAAGAAAAAGCAAGCAATAAAATAGTTTACTTATTTATAGTTTGTATCATAAATTAAGGAGTAATTATGACTGAAACTACAACAGACAACCTTGATACAGATGTATTTGTAGAGAGCCCTGAAGAGAGTGCAAGTCCTAGTGCTGACGATTTTTTTGAAGCTCTTGACCGAAAGGTGAATGAAGGGATACTGGAGCCAGAAGAGACCACAGCTGGAAATGTTCAACAATCAGAATCTCAGGCAACCTCAGAAATGAGCCCTGTAGAAGGTTCCGATGGAGAGCATAATTGGGAGAAAAGGTATGCTGATTCAAGCAACGAAGCCAGAAAATTAAATACAGAGCTAAAAGAACTTGAACCTTATGTGCCTATTCTCAACGCAATGAAACAAGACCCTAATTTAATTTCTCATGTGAGAGATTATTTTGAGGGTGGTGGAAAACCCCCGAAAAGTGTCAAGGAACAACTTGGACTTGAAGAGGATTTTATTTTCGACCCAGACGAAGCTGTCAGTGATGGCGACTCTAGTTCAGCTAAAGTGCTTCAATCGGTAATTGATGGTGCAGTTCAGAGAAAATTATCTGGATTTGCCCAAAATCAGCAGAGGGTTGCTGAGACTCAAAGCGCAGAGCGTTCATTCAGAGAACGACATGATATGTCGGATGAAGAATGGAGTGATTTTACTGATTATAGTAAATCAAGAAAATTAACTCTTGATGATATTTACTTTTTAAAGAATAGAGATGGCCGTGACAAGCAAGTTGCGAATTCAACTCGTCAAGAGATGAAAGACCAAATGCAAAGGGTAAGAAATAAACCTCAATCAGCCGCTAAGGCTGGTAGTTCAGGTACTGCTTCAGTAACTGAAGAAGACCAAGTTTTTGATGCTATTTTAGGGATTGACTCCGAACTCGAATCGGCATTTGGCTAAATAATAGCTAAGTGCCTTAACTTAAAATAAGGAGGAAGCTAAAATGGCTGACTTATTTTCACTCGAGTCAACTGCTGATGTTGCTGCTGGTGCTGCTGAACCTCGGTTAGGAACCGACCTAAGCACTGGTGCTCTTAGACGAAAGTATAACTTCGGAGATAGAGTTTCAGAGCTATCAATAGCTCAAGACCCTTTCTTTCGTATGGTATCGAAACTGTCAAAGAAACCAACAGATGACCCTGAGTTTAAATTCACAGAAAGAAGACCTTCCTTTCATAAACGATATGCTTATATTGTAGCTTTCGATGATAATGGGACAGTTGAACCCCATGATTCGGAACTAGAACGTTCAGATTCTACTGCTGTAGCATCTGCTGTCGGACATGAAGTAGGTCTCTATATGGCGACTGACTATAAATCTTCTGGAAATCTATCCAGTGTTTATGGTCAAAGTGGCGATAAAGTAGCAGTCGGGGCAACAGGAACTCGTCCAGAGTTTTTTATGCCGGGGCAGTTAGTTAAAGTACCAATTATGTCTGCTACTACAGGGACAACAATAAGTGGTTATCATGTTATCAAAGTTACTTCAGTAGTAACTTCAGACCTTACTGGAAACGGTGGTGTTGATGATGATAATATGGAATGTAAATTAGTTAAAGGTGATATTGTAAAATTTGATAGCGGCGGAAATGAAGTCGCTTCTTTTGCTTATAATGCTTCATCTGCTAATAATGGATTTCAAACTGGTTCCAGTAATGGTTCCAATGAAGTCTATGACCGTTCAATTGCTGAGCACCTTGAGCCAATACGTTCTTACGTTATTGGTACTGCTCATGAACAAGGTTCTGGTTATCCTGAGACATGGAAAGACCAGCCTTTCTCAACCGCATACGGGCGAACCCAAATTTGGAAAACATCTATGGCAATGGATAACACTACTCGTGCTACCGTGCTGAAGTATGAACCAAATGAATGGTCTCGTGTTTGGCGTGAAAAGTTGATTGAGCATAAATGGGATATTGAACAGAGTGTTCTGTTTGGTTCTCAGTATGACTCAGGAGATGAATGGTACACGCAAGGAGCTGTTGACTACATCTCAAGTTATGGTAATGTGTTCAGCTTGACACACGCAAGCAAAACACAAGACGATTTCTTAGATGATTTAAGTAATTACTTAGACCCACGTTATAATAATGCAAATGCATCGTTGTTTTTCTGCGATACTGCTACTTATAACTGGTTACATAAACTAAGTGGTTACTTTAGTAACAACCTTGAAGTATCACCAAACTTCAGAGCTGATATGTCTTTAACAGCTAAAAAGAAGGTATTTGGAGTTGATATTAGTGTTATTTCTACACCTTTCGGTGATATGAATGTAGCACGGAATATTCACTTAGATGGAAGTCCTATTAAATTACTTGCTTGCAACATGAGATATTGTGCATACAGACCTCTCGTTGGTAATGGCTTGAATCGTGATACGGCTATCTATGTAGGTGTTCAAACCTTAGAGAACAGTGGTGTTGACCGAAGGGTTGACTTAATCCAAACAGAAGCTGGGATGGAATGGCAGATGCCAGAAGCCCACGCTTACTGGTCATAAGGAGGTGTTATAATGGCAAATCCTATGTATGGACAAAACAAAGATGATGGTCAGCTGTATGATGGAAGAGCTGGTGTAATCGTAAATTCAGCGGCTAGAACTTTACTAGCTTCTGAAAGTGGTTCTACAGTTCTTCATAATTCTGCAAATACTGCTATCACTCTACCTGCAGCTAAAGCTGGTTTAAATTTTAAGATTATTCTTGGAATTGAATCCACTTCTGGTTGTAACATTCTAACTGCATCTAATGCTGATTGTTTTTTTGGTGTAATCCCAATATCATGTGATGATACGGATGACCAAACAGGCGTAGCTCAAAAATTGACTTATGCCGTCTCAATCGCAGCACCTGCTAGCTATGACGCTATGAAATTCGTAGCGGCTACAGCTACTATTGGTGGAGTTGCAGGAGAATGTATATGGCTAACTGCTGTAAGTAGTGTTGCTTGGCATGTTGCAATACCGTATCACGCTACATCTGCTAATGACCCAGGCGACTGTGCATTAATAGTAGCAAGATAAGGAGTGAATCATGGCTGATGGTAGTGGAACTAATAACAAAGCAAAAGCTAGTTATCAATCAGATGCGTATATGTTTACTATGGATAGTTCATCCGCTTCTTCGCATACTTTTGGAGCGAAGGATAGTGGTAAGACTTATTTCTTAGAAAGCACAGTTGCTAGAACAATTACTTTACCAGCTGTAAAGGCTGGTCTAAGGTTTAAGTTCATAGCTACTGACACGACTGCAGATAGTTCAATCGCAACTAGTGAAGGAACTGCATTACTTAAAGGTGGTGCAGAATGTGGAGATGCTTATCTTACTTTAGCTGGCACTACTATTGTGGTAGAAGCTGCTGGCTCAGTAGGAGATTGGCTGGAAATGGTTTGTGATGGAACTTACTGGTATGTTAGTGGGCATGGAGCTCATGACGCTAGTTTTTCAGTATCATAATCTGAAATTTGTGATTAATAGCACAATATAAGGATAAAAATGTGTAGGGGGCTTCGGCCCCCTACATAAACTAAAAAATTTAATATGGCAACAACAAACATAGAATTAGATATAGAGAATATCACTGGGGTTACGGACGCTAATGACCAGTTTATTATCTCTGCCCAAAAATTCGTAGTATCAAGCGTCCCAAAAAATTTATTACACTTTGCACAGAAAGCCTCATCGGCTTCAACAGATGGCAGTGCAATTTCATTTTCGGTAAATGACTCTATTACTGATGTTCAGAGAAATGGATATAGTTGTAAAGAAATATCAATGTCTGAGGCTATATGGGCTTTAGATTCTACAAGTTTAAGATATGCGACTGCTAAACATCCAGTTTGGTATCATAAGCAAGGAGCTGTTCATTTTGCTCCAGTTACTGATGGAAGTAATGCTGGTTATGTGTTTTATGTAGATTATTCTCTAATAGATGATGATTCTGATTTAAGAAATGCAGTTGTATATCATGCAACTTCAAGTGAATTTTCTAAATTAGCATCTAGTAAGACAGACATCACAGTTGCATCTACAACTTTATCTAATATTGGAGCTCCTCCAGTATATACATCCCCTAATGTGACAGGAGATGGGAGTGAACTGACTGACGTAGATGATTTAGACACAGATAATACTATTGATGTTCACGCAGACCAAATTGAATTTGACCAATGGTGGTCTACTGTTACTCACCTTATAGAAGGTGAAGAAGATGTAGAATTAGCTAATGCAACTTTACAAAAAATTTCTACTTATATAAATGCATATGGCCAATCTATGCAAAATAGATTAAATGAATTCAACGATGGGAATGTAGAATTTCAAGCAAAATTACAAGAAGCTATACAACAAGCTCAAATAGATGCTCAAAAAGCTCAACAACAATCACAGATAGATTCTGGGACTGCGGCTCTTTATGTATCTGAAAGTAAGAAATATTATGATTGGGCTCAGTTGGAAATAAGCAATTATATAAAAAATAACTCTAAAATGATTGCTATGTCTATGGCTAATCAGGCTAGTGGGGGGTAGAGTATGGCAGATAGAGCGCAAGGAGCAGTGTCATTTACCCCTATAGTAACAATAGCTGCAGACGCTGATGCGGACGCTGTTGATGCAATACATCATAATATTAATGGTTCATTAGCAGGAGAATTAACATTTACTGTGCAAGACGGTGATGATAATTGGTTTTATGCTCCAAATGTAATATGTACAACAACTAGTGATGAATTATTTGGAGCGGCTGATGATAGAACTGATTTAGTTGGAGCTAGTGGAGACCAAGTAAATGGGCCTAATGAGGCAGTTGGCAATTTAGTAGATTTTACTGATGGTTCTCAAGCAGATTGTTCAGCGGATAAAGTATGGTTTTTATTTGTTAAAAACACAGGAACTAGTGATACATCTAATACATCTACAACTAACAGCGTATATCTTAGTTTTGATGGAACAGCGGCAGGATATAATGTTGCGGATAATATTGAAATTAAAAGTGGTGAAGCTTGGATGGGTAATTTAGCTGGGCCAATTATGCAAAATATTTTTATAATGACTGGACAAGCTAGAGGAGCTGGGGCAGCCGCTACCGTTAATAGTAGTACATCAGTTAGATGCACTGTATCGGCTATTGTTGAAGATGTGGCTTAATAATAGAGGAATAATATGACAGTTTTAGAAATAATGGAAAGAGCTGATATGAAAGAGACTACTCTTGCTATTGCTTACATAAAAGATGCTATTCATCTTATACAATCAAATTCTAAAGAAAAAGTTAAAGTGAATAAACAAGACATTATTAAGTCTGTAGATGGTGATGATAATGTATATAAATTTCCAGCTGATATGATTGCTTTAGAGCATGTTAGTATTAAAGATACTAGTGATAGTAAATATAAAAGAATTAAACGATTAGTTGCCCCTCCTCATTACTTACTTGAAGATACTTCTCCATGAGTAGTTATGTAGATAGAGAGTGGTTCTATTATTTAAGAGGTAGAGAGCTTCTTTTATATAAATTATTAGGTGGTTCTTCTAGTGAAAGAATAACACAATCAGGTGTATTCAAAACTCAACAAAATGAGTTAATGTACCCAGATGAGAATATTGCAGATGGTCTCAGGATTGAATACACTGCTCTTAATGAGCCATTTGTATCTGAGGCATTAGAGACAACAAGTGTAGTTGTTTCAGGGACAACAATTAGCTTTGGAGATGGTGACGGAGCTGGTTCAAATGACACACTAAATGATTCGGGAAATGGGCTTGTTAGCGGGACAAGCCTTTTTGTAGATAATGACAAAATAAGAGTACAAGGCTCCGCTAGCAATGATGGTGATTATGCTATAAGAGATGCGGCATCAGCGGGAAGTCTTGAATTTGCAGCTGGTAGCTTTACAGCAGAAGCTGCTGGTGAAAGAATAACAGTTACTCAAATACCCGTAGAAGATACATCTCCTAGTGAAACATCTCATGCCAATCTTAATAGAATGTTAAGTTTAGCATTAGTAGATTATTTAAAAGCTATGGAAGCTGACAAAAGAGGGGATATTGAGAGAAAAGAATATTACATGAAAGAATTTTATGGTAAGTTAGGTGACAACGAAAGTAACAAAAGGAAGATTTCAATGTCGTTTCCTATTGGCCCTTTCGCAGTAAGATAAATATAAAACATATGCCCATGAGAGTTGCCAAGCTCGGTAAGGCATAGAAGGAGAACAAGATGGCAAAAGGTCTACAAAGCTGGAGTGTAAAAGAATCGGGTGCCCCGGTTACTTCAGCAGAAATCAAAACTGCAACAAGTGGTACATCAGTATCATTTTCTTCAACAACTAGAGCAATGATGGGAGTTGTGGTTCCCACTAATACAGAAGATTTAACACTTACATTAGCTGGTGGTGGAACATTAATAATCCCCGGTGCAGCGGTCGCTGCAGTATTTGCTCCCGGTGGTATAGTTCCATTCGCTTGTGATTCATTTTCATTTGGTGGTACAGAAACTGGATTTAAAGTTGTTGGTTTATTCTAAAGGGGGTAACTAAATGAGAAATTTAAGTAGAAGTGCCCCACTAACTGGTGGCGGTACAATATCTGGCGACCTGACCATTTCAGGTGATTTAACTGTAAGTGGTGATAGTGCCGCTAATATAAGTGAAACGATTACTGGAGATATGAAGATAACATCATCTTCTTCAAGTCATCCATTGCTCACATTAGAAAACACAAATACTGGTGGAAGTCAATCTGCTGTATTAGCATTTGAACAAGGAAGCACAAGCCAAGCGGATGACCAGTTATTAGGATATATGACATTTGCTGGATTGAGAGATAATGACAGTGGTCAGGCAGTAATGGCGGCTATTGAAGCAAAGATGTCAGATATAACCACAGCAGATGCTGCTGGTGAGTTTGGTATCAAAGTAAATGTAGATAATTCTTTAGTTAATGTATTAAATATAAACGGATATACTGGTGTGGTGGGGGAAGGTGAGGTTTGCATTAATGAAGAATCGAAAGATATCGATTTTCGTGTTGAATCTGATAATCTTACTCATGCTTTATTTGTTCAAGGTTCAAACGGACATGTGGGTCTGGGGACTGATGCCCCATCTGAAGTCTTACATCTTTATCAAGCTAATGATGGAGGTGATACAACTTTAAGAATACAAAATGCAGATGCTGGAAGTAGTACCGATGAAACTGTTGAGATACATTTTTACCAAACTTCATCGGGAGCATCTGGTGGTAGAATTGTTGGTGGAAGGGAAGGAGCTTATACTTCTGCAAGTTCATGGGCAAATGCTGATTCATTTATGGCATTTCATACAGCATTAAATAATGCAGATGGTGAACGTATGCGTATCACATCCGCAGGCAATGTCGGAATTGGAACTGGTGCAAATGTAGACGAGCTTCTTCACGTTCAAAATGATTCAAATAATGCAGTAATTAAAATAGAAGCTGGAAGTTCTGGTAATGGTGCAAGACTACAACTTACTTCAGCGACAAACGATACTGGTGATATCAACTTTGGCGATTCAGGTGATAATAATATAGGTCGCATTACTTATAACCATACTTCAAATTATTTAGCTATACATACCAATGATACAGAACGTATGCGAATCGACTCGTCAGGCAATGTCGGAATTGGAGTTGCGGCTCCCACAGAACTCTTGAGTATTACGGATTCAGGTGGTACACCAACTATATATATGGATGGTAACACCACCAAAGCAGTCCTAAGGGGCAGGGCTAACGTAGGTGCAGGTGCGAATATATTTGATTTTGTAGGCAAGTGGAACAATACAGACGTTGCCCGAATAGCCTTAATGTCGGGAGCAGATACTACAAACAAAGATGATGGGCAGATAGTTTTTAGCACTGCTCCATCGGGTACTCTGACAGAGGCAATGCGTATCTCATCAGCAGGCAACGTCGGAATTGGAGAGTCCAGCCCCGATACATTGCTTCATTTGAAATCATCAACTGATGCTAAACCAGTATTAAAAATAGAACAATCTGGGAATAATGTAAATGGTGGTGGAATTACATTCTTAACAAGTAGCACCGCTACTAATGACGACCTTTCTGGTACTATTAGATTCAAAGGAATGAATGATGCTGGAACACCTGAAGAGATTGAATTTGCTACTATATATGTAAAACATACAGATATTGCAGACGGTTCAGAAGATGGTCAAATGAAGTTTAGAGTAAGAACTGGTGCATCTTTTGATACTAATTTTTTACTCGATGGCAACTCCCGAATCTCGCTATCGAATAATGATAGTGGTACTGGCAATACAATATTTGGGCATACTGCGGGTGATTCCGATGGTGCTGGTGATTACAATGTTTTCATTGGACATACTGCGGGTGGCACTGGAACTCAAACTGATGCTTGTGATGAGAATGTAGGAATCGGTCATACAACTTTTGAAGATTTAACAACTGGCTCTCAAAATGTTTCAGTAGGTGGCACATCATCTACCCAGCTTACAACTGGAAACTACAATACAACTGTCGGAAAATCTGCTGCGGCAAATTTAACAACAGGGTCAAATAATGTAGCAATCGGTAGAGCATCATTCTCTGCGGCGGCACATGATGAAACAGATAATATAGCAATAGGTTTTCTTGCTTTGAGTGGTGGTAAACAAGATGGAGTAGCCGCTTCAGTAGGCAGGTATGTAAAAGAAAATATTGCTATAGGTTCAAATGCTTTAACTGGTGGCACATTAGCAAGTAGTTCTGACGTTATTGGAAACGTAGCCATTGGTCATAATGCAATGGATTCTACATCTACTAATCCACAAACTGGAACAATAGCCATCGGACATTCTGCCCTCACCGCCCTCACATCTGGTGCTTCCAATGTTGCTGTGGGTTATCAAGCGGGATTGGCTCTAACAACGGGTAATTCTAATACAGTTCTTGGTTCTGGTGCTATGGATGATATGGTTGAAGGTGGAAATAATACAGCTATTGGTGCAAATGCTTTAGGTGGTGCTTTAGACGCTACTGCTGATGCTTCCACACATAACGTATTTGTTGGAAAGGACGCTGGTAGTGGTGCTTGGGTTACGGCAGTATCTGAAAAAAATGTAGGTATTGGTAATGAAACACTGATGGGAGCGATGAATGGTGTAACAGGAGCGGTCGCAGTGGGACATGCCGCTTTAGCCGCCCTCACAACGGGTGCTGGGAATACTGCTGTGGGGTATAAAGCTATGCAACACGCTGATACTGCTGAGAATTGTATTGCTATTGGTTATAGAGCAATGGCTGACCAAAATGTTGGTGGTAGTGGTCATGCGGCGGATTCAGACAATAATATTGCCATAGGTAGTAATTCTATGTATGGAGCATGGGCAGATGCTAAATCAGAGCAAAATATTGCTATTGGTAGTTCTTGTATGAGTGGTGCGTTGAATACTGCTACTGATAATACTTGTATTGGATATGCTTCAGCTACTGCAATAACCAGCAGTAGTAATAATACTATTGTTGGTTCATATGCTGGAACTATAACAACTACTGGAAGTAGTAATACTCTTATTGGCTATAATGCTGAAGCTAATGCTAATAGTGGAACTAATCAAACTTGTATCGGATATGATTGTCAGGGTATTGGTGATAATTATGCAGTAATTGGCGATGGCAATACAACGAGATTGTATGCCGCTGACGATGTTGGTGCTACACTATATGCTGGAAGTGCCACGGTAGAAACTTCCGATGAAAGAATAAAAGAGGATATTAAGGATTCATCTCTTGGATTGGATTTTATCAATCAGTTAAGAGCTATTGAATATAAGAAACGGCAACCGATTGATTATGATGAGAGTCTAAAGAAAGAAATGAACTGGTATAAGAATGACAGAAAACCAAGAGTATTAGATGAATTAGATAAGAATAAATCAAGAACAGGATTTATAGCTCAAGAGGTTGGTGAAGCACTAAAGAATATTGGTTTTGATGATAATAATGATATTGTTGAAATTGATGAAAGCAATACACAACAAATGATTGCTTATTCAAAATTAGTACCACCACTTGTCAAAGCAGTACAAGAATTAACAGCAAAAGTGGAAGCATTAGAAAATGCGTAAATAACTTCCCAATAATGGGAACTAACAAACAAGGAGTCAATAATGGCTAAAGACAAAAAAGAAAAGCCAGTCTTGAATCTCGACGATAAAGAATATATCATTGAAGATATGACTGACGAACAGAAAATGATGGTAAATCACATTAACGATTTGCAAAACAAACAGAATACGAATCAGTTTATGGCTGACCAGTTATCCGTAGGTAAAGAAGCGTTTATCAATATGCTTCGTGCATCTCTTGAACCTGAAGAAGCAGAAGAGGTTGAAGCAGAAGCATGAAAATAAGCAAGTACTTCTCATGGGTTAATTCTAAGTTAAATGTCTGGAGTTTCTGGCATCTCTTAGGTGGACTATTCTTAACAAAGGTATTCTACTGGTTTGGATTTGCAGGCTTACAGAATATTGGATTAGTGTTTGCTATGGCAATCCTATGGGAAATCATTGAATATTATGTGGAAAATTGGAAGCCTTATGGCTCTGTGAGAGCATGGGCTGAAGATTCATTCCTTGATATATTCATTGCTACTGCTTGTGCATGGTGGGTGATGTTATGATATCAGGAAACATGAAGCAAGAATACAAAGCAATCTATAAAGTGCCGATAGGTCAGTATGAATCTGATTCATTAGTTGGATTGATAGTTGAAGTCCTTAAGCACAGATTCTTTCATCTTTGGTATCATAAAAGGTGGATGGATTAATGATTGTTAGAAGGTGTAGTCAGGGTCATCGAGTTAGGATTCATAGAAATACAACTCCCGGTGCTACTCGCACAAAAACATATGCAGATGGGTCTACTGAGACTCTGACTTATCCTTCGTCTTATGCATACTTTGTTGATGTAGATGGTACAATAGCTAAGAGAAGTAATAGCTTTAAAGTAATTGAAGAGTTTTATGTTGATGAATGTTCTAAGAAGCATGGTGATGGACATGGAAGATTGTTAGTAGGAGGTCATCATATGATTAATGGTGTAGCTACTACACAAGCAGATTATCCTACAGATGCAAATACTAAAGCAGAAATAAAAGATTTCTATGATAAACGTGGAGTTGCTTATGGTGGAAGTGAAACTAAAGCAGAACTTCTTTCAAGAATTACTTTTACATCTGGCCCTTTTCAAGCAAAACATTTAAAGGTATAATATGGCTAATATAGGAATTAAAAAATATACAGCAGCTGAAGCTACATCGTTAGCAATAGGTCAATTAGGCTTTGACCTTATATCGGAGCATGATACGAATTATTCTAGTCCAGACTCAGGTTCTTGGGTTGCTATTCAAGCACTTGGTAAAGACAGCAGCGGAACATCGGAGTTTTTAAAGTTGAAGGCAACTTGCAATATAGGAGACAATCTTAGTTCTGCATATTTTTATTTAATTCCGGGTGAGATACTTTATGGCAACTTTGCCACTATACTTAATCATACAGACTCTACAGCAACATGCATAGCTTACAGAGGATGAGAAGGACGAATAGGATTAAGCGTCGTATAATGTCAATGAATGTAAAAACTGATACTCCAGAAAAACAAAATGTTTTTAAAAAAGTTTTTAATTGGTTTAAATTAAGGATATTCAAAAAATGAATTACAATGAAGTTATTTCTACAAGTTATGACATCCCCATAAAATATGTTTATGTGGGATTATAATCACCAAATAATATGTTTAAATGGCTAACCCAAAAACTGCAAGGAGCTATCGTGGTACTGTTGTTGATGACAACGCTATCGTTAGTATTAATCTCAAATGGTTGGGTCAGTTACTTGTTTTGGTCGGCATGCTTGTTTATGGTTATTGGCGTATCGAGTCAAGGTTGGGACAACTTGAGGATGAAATGCTCTCCGCTGATGTTAAAATTGAAAACTTACTTGACAAGCATATGGCTGAAGAAAAGATACAAAGAGAGCAATTAGAGGAAAAAGTAAACTTCTATGAAAAAGAATTTAATATTAACCCACTTAGTTGGGGAAAGCGTAAAAAGAAGTAAATGGGTAGTCTGACTATCCACTTGAAATGAAAGAAATCATTCGAAACTATTCATTGGGAAAGAAAGATAATGTGCGAAATATGCTACATTGCGTAACAGTATGAGAAAGATACTATCAATACTGTTTTATCAAATAGGTCATAATGCAGACAGATTACTCTGGTTTATTAGTCCAACATATGAATGGTGCGAAGATAAACTTGCATACATCTATCAATGGGCTATGTGGCGTTCTGTAGAGTATGATGATTATTATGAAATATGGCAATCCAATAACCAAATTACAAGGTAATATGAAGAATGAATGAATTTTTAGCATTATACGCAGAATATGGAATGATTGGTGTTGTTGGATGTATGTTTGTTTTTATGGTCTATCAAAATGCTAAAAGGTCAGAAGACCAAGCTAAGTCAATTAATGATTTACAAATTGAAAACAAAGGTCAATCTGAGACATTAGAAAACATGGAAGGTATGTTGATTAAATTAATTGATAGATGGAATAAATCTGACGAAACTAGAGACAGAAGACATGAAGATTCTGTAAGAGAAATTAATGATATGTCAGATGTATTAATGGAAATAAAAGGTTCAGTATCAAGGATAAATGGTAAATGATTATGGATAGTTTAAAAGTAACAACAATAAGTACAAGTCTAGGTTTGGTGTATTGGACAGATATTATATCAGGAGTACTGATGTGTGTAATGTTTTCAGCACAAATTTATTATTTGTATTTAAAAACCAAAAAGATAAAGGAGTCATAAATGGACTTTAAAAAAATGCTTATGGATATGGCACAAGCACAAGCTGATAAGATGCAAGATGAAGCAATGGGTTTCTTAGCATCTGATGAGTTTGCTAATGAAATTGCTACTAAAATCAATGAAAAAATAGATATTCCATTTGTATCTGAAGAAAAAGAACAGGTCTTTTTTGAAAGAGTTGTTGATATTGTCACTGATCTGATGGAAGGCGTATTCAAGGGTAAGTAATGGCAGCAGGTAAAGGAACATACGGAACAACAAGAGGGAGACCTCCAAAAAAAGGAAAGAAAAATGCCAAGATTCGGAAGAAGAAGTCGGGAAAGACTAAAAGGGGTAAACGCTAAGTTAGTTAATGTCCCGAATGAGCTTGTAAAGATAATGGATGTTACCATTATTGAAGGTGTTCGATCCAAGGAACGACAAGCTGAACTCCTTGAAAAAGGGGCAACCAAGGTTAAATATTCAAGGCATATGGAGGGTAAGGCAGTAGACTTGGCTCCATACCCTATTGATTGGAATGATAGAGAAAGATTCCATTATATGGGGGGTATGGTACGAGGTATTGGACAACAACTAGGAGTCAAGATTCGCTGGGGAGGGGATTGGGACTCTGATGGGGAGATAGCAGATAATAAATTTGATGATCTGGTTCATGTAGAAATTAGAGATTAAGATGAATCCTAATGATAAGGTTGTAGATGACTTTAGGAAGGATGATGATGGTAATATAATAGGTTGTCCTACATGTGGTGCAAGAGCCATGAGAAAGGATGGCTTTTCTTATTATAGAGAAAAGAAAAAACAATGCTGGCATTGTAATGCTTGCGGAAAGAAAACATTAAATCCAAGTATTGTTGAAGA